CAATGACACAAGGAAGAAGGACTAATGAAGATTTCTATCGCCCGACTTAAAGAGATTATTATGGAAGAAGTTGCGAGAGCAACTCTCGTCGAGACTGGCTCCGATTGTGAGGAAGCAGAAGAAGACAACGTACCTGAGCCCCCTTTAGATCTTGAAGAAACAATAGAAATCGTAGATGATGAATGAGTTTTCAATTAGACAAGAAGCAGCAAGTTCAAGAGATTCTCAAATGTGGTAAAGACCCTTCCTACTTTCTAAAGACCTACGCCCGTATATCTCATCCGATGCACGGGCTTATTAGTTTTGATACGTACGAGTTTCAGGACGATCTCTTGCAAGACTTTAATGACTATCGCTTTAATGTCATTCTCAAGGCGCGCCAACTTGGTATTTCTACCATAACTGCCGGTTACGTCGTCTGGCTGATGTTATTTCACCGCGATAAGTCCATTCTAGTAATGGCAACCAAGTTTGCCACAGCCGGTAACCTTGTCAAAAAGGTTAAAGGAATTATGCGTCAATTGCCCGAATGGATCAAGATCTCAACAATCAGTGTCGATAACCGTACTTCGTTTGAACTTTCCAACGGCTCCTCTATCAAGGCCGTATCTACTTCCGGGGACGCAGGCCGTTCGGAAGCATTGTCTCTTTTAGTTATTGATGAGGCCGCCCACGTCGAAGGGCTCGACGACCTCTGGACTGGTCTCTATCCCACCCTATCCACCGGTGGTCGGTGTATCGCTTTATCAACGCCCAATGGTGTTGGAAATTGGTTTCACAAAACATGCACGGATGCGGAGGGGGGCGCAAACAATTTTCACCTCACCACTTTACCATGGGACGTTCATCCTGACCGCGACGAACAATGGTATACCAAAGAAACCAAAAACATGTCCAACCGGCAGATAGCACAAGAGCTACAATGTAACTTCAATACTTCAGGTGAAACTGTTATCGATCCCGAATGTATGGAATGGCTATTCGCGAACATTAAAGAACCAAAGCACCGAACAGGATTTGATCGCAATTTCTGGATTTGGGAAGAATTTGATCCCACTTGCAACTATCTCATGGTAGTAGACGTATCTCGCGGCGACGGCGCCGACTTTTCTACATTTCACATTATCAAACTTGAAACACTTGAAATCATTGGAGAATATCAAGGAAAACTAACTCCCGACCTATATGCTAATATGCTCAATCAAGTTGGGCGCGAATTTGGAAATGCGATGATGGTCGTAGAAAATAATAATATTGGCTATACAGTACTTGACAAACTCGTTGAATACGGTTATCCTAATATATATTATTCTATAAAGTCGACACACGAGTATATTGAGCAACATCAGGCGGAACATCGAAGTTCTGCTATCGCCGGTTTTTCAACCACACAAAAGACTCGGCCGCTCATCGTCGCGAAATTAGAAGAGTTTATCAGAAATAAACTAATTACAGTGTATTCGTCCCGGACAGTCAACGAAATGAAAACTTTTATTTGGAAAAATGGCAAGCCCCAAGCTATGAAAGGTTATAACGACGATCTTATCATGGCTCTTGCAATTGGTTGCTGGGTTCGCGACACCGCCCTCCAATCTAATGCACGCGATTTGAACTATCAAAAAGCTTTTGTGGACGCTATCATTACAACCCGTACTACGATGGGTACTCGAATTCCAGGCCAGCATGGCTACAAGAAAGACAACGCTCTGGACCAACAGCAGCATGCTGCCCATGAACTTTATGAACAATATAAATGGATTATTAAGTGAGAAAATAAATGGCACCCCCTAACAATAGAAATACCGTAAACAATCAAACAGCACTCTTCAAGGCACTGACCCGGCTATTCTCCGGACCGATTATTAGCTATCGTTCGGCATCTGGCCGAAAGATTCGGCGCCAACATTTAGACAAATTTGGCTCCCGATTCCAATCAGCATCTGGCCAGCAATTCAAGAAGACTCTCTATAGCCCTCTCGACGCAATTGCAAGCAATGCAATCTCCAACCAACGACGCTCCGAACGTTATGTAGATTTCGATCAAATGGAATACATGCCTGAGATCGCCTCCACAATGGATATCTACGCAGACGAAATGACAACGTATTCGGAATTGCGACCGATGCTCAATATCAAATGCCCCAATGAAGAAATTGAAGCAGTCCTCGGTGTACTTTTTGAGAACATCCTCAACCTCAAGTATAACCTTTTTGGCTGGGCCCGAACCATGTGTAAGTACGGCGACTTCTTCTTGTACCTAGAGATTGACGATAAGTATGGAGTCCAATCTGTCATTGCCCTCCCGGCACAAGAAATCGAACGCTTGGAAGGAAAGGATTCAACTAATCCCAATTATGTTCAGTATCAATGGAACTCCGGCGGCATGACTTTCGAGAACTGGCAAATTGCCCATTTCCGCGTCTTAGGAAATGACAAGTATGCTCCGTATGGTACATCAATTTTGGAGCCGGCACGACGCATCTGGCGGCAGCTAACGCTCATGGAAGACGCGATGATGGCATACCGTGTTATCCGCTCATCCGAACGCCGCGTCTTTAAGATTGACGTAGGCGGCATCCCCCCACAAGATGTGGAACAGTTCATGCAAAAAACTGTTACCAATCTCAAACGACATTCAGTCGTCGACCCTGCAACTGGTAAGGTCGACTTGCGCTATAATCCAATGAGCATCGAAGAAGATTACTTCATCCCTGTGCGCCCTGGTTCACAAACGGATATTGTCTCACTGGCTGGCGCCCAAAACATTACTCAAATTGACGATATCAAGTATCTTCGCGATAAGCTCTTCTCAGCGCTGAAGGTGCCTCAATCCTACCTCACAATGGGTGAGGGCGGAGAAGAAGACAAGACCACACTCGCACAGAAAGACATTCGCTTTGCAAGAACCATTCAGAGATTGCAAAGAGTTATCATCGCAGAGCTTACCAAGATTGGTATTATCCATCTTTATACATTAGGGTTCAGAGGCGACGACTTATTAAGCTTTGAATTAACTCTCAACAACCCTTCTAAGATCGCGGAAATGCAAGAGATTGAATTTTGGAAAAGCAAGTTCGATGTTGCCGCATCGGCGACCGAAGGATTTTTCTCTCGACGGTGGGTGGCTCATAATGTCTTTGGAATGTCCAACGAAGAATTCTTGCGAAATCAACGTGAAATGTTCTATGACCGGAAGCAAGATGCAGCCCTTCAGCAAGTGGCCGAAGCGGCAGCAGCCGAAGGCGCAGGTGGCTTAGGAGGCGACTTAGGCGGAGGAGACCTAGGCGGCGACCTTGGTGGAGATCTAGGCGGAGGCCCCCTAGAAATGCCCGCTGGAGACGCTGGCCCAACGGGAGGAGAAGAAGGCGCCGGAGAACCGGCAGCCGGCGGTGATGAGTCACCCCTTTTAGCCGTCCCTCCTGGATCGCGAAACGAACCACGACTTCATGGTGGTCCCAACAGCAACAGTCCCTCGGTATATTATCCCAAGAAAGTGAATCGTCACAGTGCCGGCCGACGCAAAGTTTCAATGGACGCTCAGTACTCTAAACAAAAGACCACCCCTAATCGTAGAAATATTATGCCTGGAGCCGAAATTAACTCCCTGGCAAACATGACCGAGAACACAAATAGTATTTATGAAGGACAAGAGCCTATTTACAAGACAGGAGATCTGAACGAAGAAGAAAAACTTTTCAGTGTAGCGAGGACCATGGAACATCTTATTAGAGAATTAGAATCAGCGGAGCACCCTAATGAAAACAAAACATAATAAAAAAAGAAATACTGCTTTTGTATATGAGGCTCTTGTTAGAGAAGCCACTGTTGCAATTTTAAAGAACGACATCGAGCGCCGCAATAAGGCAATCACTATCATCAAAAAGCACTTCAAGTCTGGGTCACCGCTACAGCGAGATTTAGAATGCCATCGCTCTCTCTACGAAAATCAAGGACTAGACTCAGATATTTCGGAGAAAATCTTGCGTGAAGCCAAGCTAGCTAATCGCCTCATTGATCCCCGGGGCGTCTTCCAAGCTCAAACAGCGTTGATTGATGACATCAATAAAGAACTGGAGCCTTCGGTGTTTGGGAATTTCGTCCCTAACTACAAACATCTGGCATCCATAGCACAGATTTTTTCGGTGAAGACATCGCCCAAACAACAAGTCATGCTGGAAAGAGAGGTGGTTAAAGGCATGACGGAGAGATTCGCTGAAACGGCAGCTTCTGAGACCGTTGACGTCTTGGTGGTAGCGAAATTTGTAGAAAAGTTTAATGAGAAATATGAAGGAGAACTCCTTCCGGAACAAAAAGAATTGTTAACATATTATATTGGCTCTTTCGCTGATAACGCACTGGAACTTAAAAGCTTTTTGAATGAAGAAATTTCACGCCTTAAAGATGCTTTGCAAAAGGCAACAACGATAGAAGAAATTCGCGAAGATTCTACCATGAGAGATAAAACACAACAAATTATTGGGCGCTTAGAAGAATATGCCAAACGTCCAATTGACGATGAAATGCTCTTCACCATTATGAAGACGCAGAGCTTAGCAAAGGAAATTTATACCGATGGCGATAACAGTTAGAATAGGCGGCGCCGCCGATAGTGCAGTCGTACGACTCGAAATGGACGTACGCCGAAGTCTGAACGGCGATTTGATGATTTTTGATCATGGAGATATCGATATCGTCCTCTCCACAAAGACCAATAAAATCACAGCCTTCCCCAAAGATGTTATGAGTAAGCTCGTATATGGCGCACAAAATCGACTATTTGCTCACTTGCGCAAAAAAGGGATTTTAGCGTTTGAGACTATTCAAGCCGGCTCTTTTTATGGAGCCCTTGAAGGTTTGATGCAAGAGTCGTCTGATCCCGCGCTTAGTACCGCAAAATTTGCGCTTATCAATATCCATGAATTCATCGAAGAAGAAAGGCCATACTTTGAATCGACGGAAGCCATTGTCTCTATGACGGATGATGAGCTAATTCACCCCGACAACGCAGACTCAACTGAACTGGGTGAAGTCCCCCAGCATACCGAACAGGGATCGATTCGACCCGGCTATATTAGAGATCCCTACTCGTTGAGTTATTTATATACTATTTAGGAAATTCTTATGTCTGAAATGAAATTGATAATGGAGAACTGGCGACAGTATGAATCTAGGGAAAAACTCTTGTCGCGACCGGATTATATTACAGGGGTATTGGGGGTACAAATCCCTCTATCAGAAGATGGAAATACGCTTCAGTCTTATTCTCCCGAATTAATTGAAGAGATTTTAAAAGAACAGCAATTAATTGAACAGTGGTGGGGTGGCGAAGAT